AACATCATCAGTAGCAACATCACTATCTTGTTTGTTATTTATAGAATTTTTAAATATGTCTGTTTGTACTATTTTTTCAACAAGTTGATTCAAATTATCATTATTATTATCATTAATTAATTGTTCTATAACTTGATTTCTTATTGTATCTGCTAATACATTATTATTTGTAATTACATCATAAAGTTGTTCGTGTTCAATATTTTCACCATTTAATTTAGCAACAATTTGTTCTAATGTTTTAATAAATATTTTAACATTTTTAGATTCTTGTTTTTCATCTTCATGAACAGTATCATTAGTATTAGCATTAGTATTAGCATTAGTATTAGCATCATTATTAGCATTATTATTATTATCATTAACATTATTATTATTATCATTAACATTATTATTATTATCATTATCATCATTGCCACCTTTTTTGTTAATAATTTTTTGTTTATTTTTCAAAGATTTTGTTCTTAGATTTAAGCTTCTTTTTTTTGCTGATAAATGTTTATGTTGTTTATTTTTGTTTATTTTTGATATTTTATTTTTTCTTGTTTGTTTTTTCTTATGGTATAAATTGTTAAAATTTCTTTTTGTAGCTTTCATTAATAATATAAGTGTATATAAATATTTTATAAATATAAAAATATTTATTATAGTTTTAAATATATATATAATGACTACAAATTTAATAACTTGTCATCAGGTGGATGATAATGGTAATAGGTTATCATATACACAAGATAAAAAAACAGGTGAAATTTCAAGTAGTGAAAATTCTGTTAAACCTTTTTTTACAAAAGATGTAAAATTAATATTAGGTATTGGTGCTATAGTAATAATAATTTCATTAATAATAGGTATGTCGATAAATACAGTTCCATTAAAAGATACAATAACAAGAATGGGTAATTTAAGAAAAGTAGGTGGTAGATTAAATAGACGTTAAATCGTTTGATAGTTTTGAATATCAAATGATTAATAAAAAAATACTAAATGATAGTGAATTAATTTGATAAGTCTGAAGCTCCTTTTAATTTGGTTAAAGTAGGTTCAAAAGTTGGTGGAGTTACTAATGGTGATGTTAAAGGTATAATATTGTCAACCATTTCGTGTTCAAGAGAATCGTGATTATTAGTATTGAATTCTTTCATAGCTTTTTCTTTATTATTTTCGTTTACAATTTGGTGTTGCATTGCGTAAGTTCCAGTTGATATAGATGATCTTCTTATTAGTTCATAAGCAGCTACAACACCGAGAACAATAAGAATTGGGTTTTTGGTTTGAAATAATGATAGAGCTATGATAACAATGATAACATTTCCAATGCTTGAGTCTATCATATCAGCGAGTGCGTTTGGTGTTTTAATATTTAAAATAATATATAATGTTAAAATAACAATAAGTCCATTTTCATAGGGACTTTTTTTAACAATTTTGGTAAAGTCATTAAATAATTGTTTAAGTGCCATATATATTATGACGAAAGATTTTAAATTTATAAAATTGAAATAGTAAAAGAAATGTAGTTAAAAAATATAAAATAATATAAGTAATGAATAGTTATTTGGGTAAAAAAGGTTATACTTTATTTAAAAAAGATTTATCGTGTGAAATGATGGAAAATATACGTAGTGAATTATATGTTCGACCTTATATTCCTAAATCACCGCAGCAGATGTCACCATTTAAGATATATAAGGAGACGAATGATAAATTTTTCCTTCCACGATTTTATGGTATAAAAACATTTGGTGAACCTAAAAAGATAATATTGAGTGAATGTGAGAAACGTAATTCAGGTATGAGATTTGAAGGTGGTTTACGTGATTATCAGGAAAAGATAGTTGATAAGTTTATATCGACAACCTCAATAATGGGTGGTGGATTATTGGAGGTAGATACTGGACTTGGAAAGACAGTAATAGGTATAAATATAGCATCAAGATTACGAGTGAAGACATTGATAATAGTTCATAAAGATTTCTTGCTTAATCAGTGGGTTGAGCGTATAGAACAATTTATGCCTGATGCTAAGATAGGTCGAATCCAGGGTCCTGTAGTTGATATAGAAGATAAAGATATAGTGATCGCTATGTTGCAGTCGTTATCAATGAAGCATTATGATTTGTCAACGTTTGATAGTTTTGGATTTACAATAATAGATGAGGTTCATCATTTGGGTGCTGAAGTGTTTTCACAGGCATTGCAGAAGGTAGTTACAAAGTATGTATTAGGATTGTCGGCAACAATGGAGCGTAAAGATGGGTTGACAAAGGTGTTTAAGATGTTTATGGGTGATATAGTTCATACAGAGAAGCGTGATACAAGTTCGGCTGTTGTAAATATTCGTGTATATAATTATGAGAATTCAGATGAAGAATTTATGGAAATGAAGTATGATTATCGAGGTAATCCATTATATAGTACAATGATAGGTAAGTTGGTAAAATGTGATGATCGTAGTGAATATTTGTTGGATATATTGGAAAGTGTATATTTGGAATATCCTTCGCTTCAGGTGATGGTTTTGTCGCATACGAAGAGTTTGTTAAAATATTTGTATGAAGGTATAAAGAAGCGTAATATAGTAAATGGTGATGTTGGATATTATGTTGGAGGTATGAAAGCAGTAGATTTGAAAGATAGTGAAAGCAGACAGTTGATATTAGGTACATATGCTATGGCGTCAGAAGGTTTGGATATAAAGAGTTTGAGTGGATTGGTAATGGCTACACCTAAGAGTGATGTAATACAGACAGTAGGTCGTATATTGCGAACAACAGATGGTGATAAAGTGATAGTAGATGTAGTAGATCCTCATGATATTTTTAAGAATCAGTTTACAAAGCGTCGTGTGTTTTATAATAAACAGAAATATTTAATAAAACGTACAAATGTGAAAGAATTTCGTGAATGTATAAAATCAGGAGAAGATATAAAATGGGAATATATGAAAGGAAGAAAAGAACGTACAGTATTTGATGATTGTTTATTGTAGTTTTTAAATATAGTAAAAATAGATAAAAAATAGATAAAAAATAGAGTAAAATTTATAATTTTTTGGTTAGTATCCATAAGAATTCTTTAACATTTTTTTCATTTTTTTGTCTTTTATATTTTGCTATACCTCTTAATCGGTTATAAACATTATGTTGTATTGGTATTTTTTCAACATTTCCATAATTGTTTAAAATAGTTTCTATATTTTTTAATGGTATAATACCTTCATCATTATATGATAGAATAATATATTTAGCTTTTGCGTTTTTGATTAAATCATTAAAAGTTTGTTCAGCTTTATTTAAGCTGTTATAATTAGATTTACACCAGTTTTTAGGTTGTCCTCTATAAGTTGTTGGTATATCAATATTTTTATCCCAATTGTTAATAATATCTAATAGGAAATAGTATATAGAATAAGGGTGTTTATTATAAGGTGGATCTATATATAATACATCAACGTGAGGTATATTGTTTATCCAATTGTTAGTATCATCTTGAGATATATGAACTTGGCAATCATTATTTAAAATAGTTGGTATATTTATTGCTATAGGTTTAGTAATTCTATTAATATCAATCGCTTTACTACCACCGAAAGCACCTTTATTTCCATCTTTATAGAATGCTGTAAATTGTCCATTAGTGTTATTATGTATGCTTGCTTGAACAATAAGTGGTGCGAGTAGATAAGGTTGATATTTGATAGGTTGTTTTTGAATAAAATTTCTAATGATATCAATACGATTAGCATTATTTTCAGTAAAAAAAACTCTATCATTTTCTTTAATATTTCCTTGTGGTGCCCAATGTTTAGATATCCATTTATCATTTTGATTTAATTTGTTATTATCAGCTAATTTGTTAGCTTCTTGTATGAGTAGTTTAATTTTTTTCATCATTGATTTGTTTGGTGAAGATAGGTAGCATTGATTTAATGTTTTACTATATCCTGCGGAATCATTTACATATAATTTGGAAGCCCGTGTTTTAAGTAATCTTGCTACAATACCAGAGCCTGAAAATCCGTCAGCCATTGTTAATTGTCTTCCATTTTCTCTTTGTTCGATAATATCGAGAACTTTATTAATATTATTAAGTATTTTACGTTTATTTCCCATATAAGTAATGATTTGAGTTGTTAAATAATCATTATTATAAAAAGATTTTTCATTGTTTTGATTGTTTTGATTGTCTTGATTATGAATATTTGAATCCATCTATAGTATATACAATAATGAGAAATAAGGTTTTATAAATTAACGGGTATTACGTTTATTATAGTTATTTTTAAAATATTTTTTTGGTTGTGTAATGGTTATATTGACATAATTATTATTGTATTTTTTGTTATAATTATTATGATTGTTATGATTGTTATGATTGTTATAATTGTTATGATTATGATTGTGATTATTATATAAAGTATTATTTTTTTCTAATTCTCGTAATGTTTGTAAAGGGCATATTTTATTTCCTCTAATTTCTTTTACAGGAACCCATTTTTTAAATCTGTAATTATAGCTGCATAACATATTGATATTTTTGTTTGGTAATAAGAATTTATCTTCATTAATATTTTCAAATTCATCCTCATCATCACTTTCTTCAAGGTAATCGAGATTGTCATTTTCTTTTATATTTCTAAATAATTTATTCATCATAACACTTGTTTTATAATCTGGTATAAAAGCAGTATCATAATAATAGTTGGTATCACCTTTGTTATAGCAATACAGATTATAAATATCATTTTGTGTGGATGCGTTTATTTTAAATACCGCAGTTGGTGAATTATCGTAATGTATAGTATATTTTTGTCTTGAAAAATGTGAAAATAGAGTTTCAGTATGTTTATTAAATGAAATATATTTGATTTGTGAAATGTTATATGGTAATACATCAAATTGATTAATTAGTTGTTGTCTATTTTCTTCAATAATTGGTAATCCTACAAGTAAGTCGTGATTTGTAAATACTTTTTGAGATATTTCATAATTTAAAGCATAAGATATAATTTTGAATTTACTTTTATAATCTAATCTTGAATTAGGTTTGCCTTTATAATAAACAATATCATCAATAGCAAAAAACCTTACATTATTATAATGAATAAGTGTTCCGTGAAAGATAGTGCCGAGACTTAAATTGCTATCAAAACAGCAATTAATAGGTGTTATTTTAATAATTTTACGATTATCAGTATTGTCAGTATAACATAAAGCAGCAATTTTATTATTGCCATCGTATGTGAACCAAAGATAACATCTTTTACCTTCAGGTATTGCTATACACATATCGTAATGTGAAACTTTATTATGATCAACCGTGTCATAAGAAAGTTCAATGTTACTTGGGAATTTTGTTATTAAGTGTGTATTTGACATATAATATAAAATAATAGTTTAATCTTTAATATAATTTATAAATTAAATATTATTGTGTAAGAATGCTTTTAATTGGTCTTTCATAAAATTATTATTTGAATTATTTAAATTATTTGAATTATTTGAATTATTTGAATTATTTGAATTATTTGAATTGTTAGAATTAGATGTATTAATATTTGTTGGTAATAATTGATTGTTTTGTATATGTGAAATATCAGGTATATCATTAATGGATGTAGTTCCATTATTTTCTGAAATATCAGGTATATCATTAATGGATGTAGTTCCATTATTTTCTGAAACATCAGAAATATTAGTAGTTCCATTAATATTTGAAGTGTCTCGAATATTATTTAATTTATCATATACTTCATTATATTTTAAATTATTATTAATTAATTTTTTTCTTGGTTTAGTTAGATTTTCTTGTGCTATATTTATTAGATAATGTGTAATATAAATAATAGTTATATATAATAATATTTTATATATGATTAAAAATAATAGTCCCATAACATAATATATAACAAAATTATTTACATTTTAACAAATTAAATAAATATTGTATATCTTCTTTTATTAATGGATTATTAATATCAGCACTTGTATATTTTGCGTATTGTTTTGAATTAAGTATAAAATAAATATCTACAATTTCATTTACATCATTCTTTTCAATTACTAAGAATAAAGGAGAATCCTTTCTTAAACAATAATGATAAATATTAATTTTTTTTGTAATATGTTTTATAGGAATGTGATAGATAGGTGTTTTTTCCCTTTTAATGATAGTATAATCTAATGTAATTCCTGAATTTTCTAAATAATTATCATATTTGATAACTTCACCATCTATAAAATTTACTTTTCTTATTGTGTTATTATCAATGCGATAAATTCCTTCTTCGGAATAGATATAAGATTGACAAAAGTTGTCTACAATATATGGAACAATTTTGTCATAGTTAATCATTTTAAAATTAATATTATTTATATAAATCCTCATTTGGTTGTTGATATAAATATTATATGAAACTATTTAAACCTATTTAATAAAGACATGTAATGAATATATTAATTGTAGAAAAGTTAGGAACAATCAAACAAACCAATGTAAAATCACCAAATGATATTTATAAAAAATGTGGTTTTAAAACAGATAAAAATTTTTTATTAAGAACAATGTGGGATGCAATATGGGATTCAGTTGATATAAAGATAGCTTTATTTGCGAAAGATAATGGTCGTGCTAATAGTGAAAATAAATATGAATTTCCACCACCGATAGATAATGAGTTATATTTTGGTTCAGTAGCATTGGTTGCGTTTTCTAAAGATGAAGAAATAATAGATTTAACAATAGAAATGTGGGAATCAATTTATGAAGCATTATATGGTGGTTTTGAAAATTTAGATGATTATGATAATGATTCAAATGAAACAGATGAGTTGGATGATATACCAGATGATATGAAAACAAAAGAAGGTTATTTAAAAGATGGTTTTGTTGTTCCTGACAATGAATTATTGGATGATATTGTTATGGTTGATTATGAAGAAGATGAAATGGAAGATGATGAAAATTCTGAATTAGATGAAGAAGAATATTTATATAGCGATGAAGAATTATAAATATGGTTAAATAAAATTGATTTAAAAATATTCTTAATATGACATATAATAAATCATGTTAAGAACAGTAAATAATCCTAATAATTTCCGTAAAAACATAGTAGAATGTATAAAAGATAAAAAGTTAAATGTAAATGATTCTGAGAATCTGGAAAAAGGTGTATATAATTATGCTATTCAAGAAGCATCGCGACGTAAAGTAATAAAAAAATGGGAAAATCCTTATTTCGTTCAAATATATTTAGATCGTTTACGTTCAGTATATACTAATTTATCATCAGCCCAATTATTGGAACAAATTAAAAATAAGAATATAAAGGCACATGAATTAGCTTTTATGACACATCAAGAAATGAATCCTGAAAAATGGAAGGATTTAATTGATAAAAAAATAAAACGTGATAAGAAAAAATACGAGACGAGAATGACAGCGGCAACAGATACATTTCGTTGTCGTAATTGTAAGTCAAACGAATGTACATATTATCAATTACAAACGCGTTCAGCAGATGAGCCAATGACAACATTTGTTACTTGTATTAATTGTGGTAATAAGTGGAGGTGTTAGATAATTGTTTGTAAATTATAAATAGAAAAATTTATATTATAAATATAATATAAATGAATAAGAGATTAGAAGAAAAATTAAAAAAATTAGATAAGAAGTGTTATAAAGAACTTGAAGAAAAAGAAATGATGTTAGAATTCAAAACATATAATAAAGAATTTAAAATGATAAAGGAAAAAATAAATAAACAAATAGAAAAAACATTAGAACATTTAATATCTTTAAAACGTAATAAGGTTGTGATATTATCAGGTTATCCAGGTTCTGGTAAATCGACAATAACAAATGTATTGAAAGAAAATAATTATAAAGTTTTAAGTATGGATGATAATATAAAAAACTATAAAGAACTTCTTGATAAAACAATAAAAATGATAGAATATAATAATGATCAAAATATTGTTTTAGATGGAACTTTTTTAAAGCAAGAGCAAATAGATATATTTAGTTTTATAAATGATATACAAGGATATGATTTGATAACAATATATATTGATATACCAATAAAATTTGCTTATTTTAATAATATTAAAAGGTGTTTAGATCGTCGTAATAATCGAACAGTTATTCCTATTCGTGTATACCAAGCAATGGAAAAAAGTAAAAATATAAAAGTTCCTAATAATAATTATTATGTAATACGTTATAAAGATTAGTTAAAAAGATAGTAAAAAGATAGTAAAAAGATAGTAAAAAGATAATAAAAATTATAAATATTGTAAATATATATATGAGATTAGCACAAAGTATAATAGTAAGTTCCTCACCTTTTTTAGTTTCATTACCATTTACAATATTTGATGTAAATAGATTTGAAACAGACCAACCCAGAGCGTTATGGCAGCCACCAAGTTTTGTTTTTGGTATTGTTTGGCCAATATTATATACATTATTGTTTACAATGAATTTTACAATATTGCGAAATCCATTAATTTCCAAAAATATAAAAAATGTAGTTGTGCGTGATACCATAATAGAATCTTTTTTACAAGGATTTTGGTTATATAGTTTTCGTTTTCAAAAAGATGTAAAAAAACGTATTCAGTCATATGGAAAAAGTTTATTATTTATGATTTCATTGGTAATTTTTTCATTATATAGATGTTATTATTTTTTGAAAACACCAGAGATACTACCTTATATAGGTTTTTATTTACCTTATGTATTATGGATAAATTTTGCTCATATATTAAATTGGCAGTTGACACTTGGTTATACAAAATAAATAGTAAATTATATAGTAAATTATATAGTAAATATATTTAAATAATTCACAATATTGTATATATAATATGTTGAGTTATGTATTTTTAACAGTAAGCGCACTTTTTACCATTGTTCATTCTACACATTGGGAAGATTTTATTCAATTTATAAAAACACATGATCGTGTGTATCATACAAGAGAAATGTTTGAAGAACGTTTGACTATTTTCCTTGAAAACATGCATTATGTCGATAAGATTAATGATTTACAAAGTAATTATACACTTGGTGTGACACAATATGCTGATATGACTGAAACAGAATTTCGTGAATATCATATGAAATCAGTTAGTGTTTCACGTAGTTGTTCACCATTTAAACCTACTGGTATTAGTACACCAGAATCACTTGATTGGCGTGAAACAAATAAAGTAACAGTTGTAAAAGATCAGGGTCAATGTGGTTCTTGTTGGTCATTTAGTGCGACTGGTGCTATGGAAGGTGCATGGTCAATTTCTACAAATAAATTAGTTTCACTTAGTGAACAACAGTTAGTAGATTGTTCTTCTACATTTGAATATGGTAATCATGGTTGTAATGGTGGATTGATGGATGGTGCTTTTAATTATGCTATTCAAAATGGAATGTGTAGTGAAAGTGACTATCCATATAATGCGAAACAAGGTGATTGTGAAAGTTGTACACCAATAGTATCAATGACATCGTGTTATGATGTTCCACCTAATGACCAGATTGCTCTTACAGAAGCTGTTTCTATTGGTCCAGTATCAATAGCAATTGAAGCAGATACACGAACATTTCAATTATATACAAGTGGTGTTATTACAAGTGAAGCTTGTGGAACAAATTTGGACCATGGTGTGTTAATTGTTGGATATGGTGAAGAAACAAATATTCCATATTGGTTGGTTAAAAATAGTTGGGGAAAAGGATGGGGTGAATCAGGATATGTAAAAATACAAAGAAGTGATAGTTCAAATGACCCAGGTGTTTGTGGTATTGCTATGCAGCCTTCATTTCCAAGTGTTTAAAATGAAATAATGAAATAATGAAATAATAAAATAATGAAATAATAAAATAATAAAATAATGACAAATTAAAAATTTTATAATATATTTATGATTAATATTGTTGATAAATATATTATATAGAATATAAAATGGTATCTTGATAAAATTATTTATAGTAATTAATTAAATTTTAATGATCGAAACATTTTTTTGTGAACAAAAATATTGAACTAATTCATCATTTTTATAATCTTCAATATATTTAATTTCTTTTATACCGCTCGCAAGTAATAATCTTGTGCATATAATACAAGGATAATGAGTAATATATGCTGTACAGTTTAATGTAGATACACCTCTCTTAGCACAATCGCATATAGAATTTTGTTCAGCGTGAATAGTTGCTTGTTCGTGTTCATTTCTTATAATACTTGTATGAATACATCCTGGTAAGAAACCATTATATCCTTGACTAATAATACGATTGTCATTTACTAATAAACATCCAACCTGTAATCTGTCACAGGCGGATCTTTTGCTTGTAACTTTTACGATTTCTTTAAAATATTCGTCCCAGTTTGGTCTCATTATATTTTATAATTATTTTTTATATTTATAAATAAAAAATAGAAATAAAAAAATAGAAATAAAAAAATAGAAATAAAAAAATAGAAATAAAAAAATAGAAAT